TTGACCTAAGAAAGAATATCAATTAGATAATTCCAAAAAGAATGTAATCTCAAATGGTAAAAATAATGTAACATCAAAATAAGAAAAAGGGCTTAAAATAGCCCTTTTCTTTTCAAAAAAATACAACTGTATTTATTTTTTTTATAACTTATTTTTCAAACTAGGATAACACCTAGTTTTAATTCCTAAGCTCATAAAGAGAATGGAAAATGTTAATGAAAATCAAGACCTAAACCGTGAGGATGGTCAAGAAAACCAACAGCCAAAGACTTATTCTGAAGAAGAATATAACGAATTGGCTAAGAAGTACAGTGATACTCAAGAACAACTTAAAGCTAGTACAAAAGAAGCTCAAAAGCTACATTGGATTAGTGAAGTTGCTACTGATAACACTAAGTTCTTCAAACTATATCGTTCAGATAAGAAGCAAGCTGAAGCAGTTGCTAAGCACTTCTGAAAGGATGCTGAAACTCTCTATAAAGAAATCAAAGATGAATATGGAGAACAAGATCCTTGAATTGATATGGATGATGTTGAAGCAAAAGCTGAAGAAATTGCTGATAAAAAATTAGCACAGAAATCAGTTGAGAGCTTCAAAAAAGAATTCGGTATCTCATGAAAACTTGAAACAGCATGGAAAGATGAGTTTGACAATCTAATGGATTGAAAAAAACGGACATCTGAAGAAGTGCTAAAACAAGCTAAAAGAGCTTTAAAGTTAGTAAAAGATACTGATGAATTCCAAGAGCAATTACAGAAAGCTAATTCAAGATTAGCTGGTGCTTGAATTACCTGAAGTTCTAAATCAGAAAACTGATGAACAAAGGAAAAATGACCGTATGAAAAACGGAAAGAACAAGAAGCATCTAATTCTATATTCGCTCAATATGGAAAGAAAAAAGACTTTTAAATCTTATTTTAATTAAAAATGGCTTTTATTGAAAGAATACAATCAAGTGGAAAAAGCAGAGTATTCCTTACTGCTTCATCTACTACTATTGCTAAGGGTGATGCCTTAGTATTCTCATCAGGTTATTTAACACCTGCTGCAGCTACTGATACATCAGCTAATCCTATTGTTATTGCTGAAGAAGATGTAACTACAGGTGCATGAGAACATAAGGAAATTAAAGGACTTCTTGTAGATCCTACAATGGAGTTTATCGCTGATTGTGATGATGCAACAGCTCAAGCTCAAGTTTGAACTTCTGTTAAGTTCAAAGATAAAGCTACTGCTGACAACGGTACAGCATGAGGTAATATTAAGATTATTGCAGTATTACCTAATAAAAAAGCAATCGTAAAATTTGCTTAATTTATTTACATAAAACCTTTAGAAAATGGCTATACAAACTAAAGACTATTGGGATCAGACATCCCATCTAAAGATGATTGATGAAATCTATCAAGAGTCTATGAAAGAAAAATTAGATGATTTAGTTCTTCTTAGAATATTTGATGAAGAATCAAACAGTCATAGAAATGACACTATTCTTATTGAAGAATGATTAAAAGGAGTATCATATATTCCTGAAAATTCAGAATATCCTGATGCTGAACCAGGTGATTCTGATACTTACACTATGCAAAAATATAAGTATGGTGCAAAAGTTCTCATTACTGAAGAAATGAAACTTTACAACGAAATCGGTTCAATGAAAGAAAGAATCAGATCTATCGTTGATGAATGAATGGAGAAGATTGAACAATCTCTTGCAGACATTCTTTTATACTGATTCTCTACTTCTCCTTATACAGATGTATTCGGAAGAACTATGGGAGCTGTAGGTCAAAAAGGACTTGCTTTATTCAACTCTACAGATGGTAACATCATTACTGTTGGAGCTACACAAAATCCTGAATTAGCAGTTGCTTCTCTTAATGCTGCTTATGTAATGTGAGCAACAAGAAAGAATGGACTTGGACAATATAAGTCTATTAAATACGATACATTGCTTGTATCTCCTGCTTTAAGAGCTTTAGCTGATACACTTGTTAATTCAGACAAGTTACCAGGAAGTTCAGACAATGCAGTAAACTTCAACAAATGAAGATTTAAGGTTGTTGAATCTCCAAGACTTTCAACTAGATCAGATGGTACTGATACAAGTGCTTACTGGTTCGTATTTGATTCAAGAAAAATCAAGAATCAATTAAAAGTTAAATGGGCTAGAAAACCTGAACTTAAAGCTGTTGGTGAAGTTAAATTTGATGCTAATGAAGTACACAGATTTAGCTTTATCTATGCTAGAGGATTCCTTAACTACAACTTTATCGCTGGTTCAACTGGTGCTAATGCTGTTGCTAAGACAGGTATCGCTGTTGAAGTTGTAAATCCAACAACTGCTCCAGTAAATACTAAAGAAGTTGCCTAGCTTATAATATAAGAGGAGGATAGACTCCTCCTCTTTTCTTTTTTATAATGTATAAATTATTACCATGTTAGTTTGACCAGATTGGAATAAACTCTATGCTAAATGACAATGTCTTTACTTCTGAGTTCCATTTACTGATGAACAATGGAGTAAATTAAATGCTTGTAAAACACAAGTTGAAAAAGACAAGTTAATTAGAGAATGGAGAGAAGAATACATGAAAAATGTAGATCTTGTTAATGGTAAACTTCTACAAAGTGCAGAAGTAAAACCTGCAAAAGCTGAACCTGTTGTAGAACAACAAGAAGAAACAGCAGAAGAACCAGCAGAAGAAGAACCAGTAATGGAAGAATCTATTGAAGATGTAAAACCTGCAAAAGCTAAGAAAGGTAAATAATTTTACCTTTCTCCTTTTTTATCAATTATGATAGTTTACTATGAATACTAAAAAAGAAATAGTGGATAAAATTTATAAAATTTTATGAGAAGAACAAGATTCTACTGTATTTGATAAAGAGGGAGATGTCGCTCCTAGAATAAACGATATTATTGATAAAATCTGTAGATGTGAGGTAACTAATATTTTAACACAACAAAAAATCAGAGGCTGAATTTTAGATTTTCTTTATCAAGAAAAAACTATCAAAATTCCTCATCAAATGATGCTAATGGAAGCAATAAATGAAGATTCAAAAACATTAAAATTAGATAGATGGGATGAATTACCAAATGCTTGATATTTATCAATAAACTGAAATATTGTATCTTATAATGGTATAGATACTGATTGAACATTATTAAAGGTTACAGGTATAAATTGATTCCATGATGTAAAAACTAAAGTAAATTTTGCATATTTGATGCCATCTAAAGTGCTAAAACCTGCTGATATTTTTGATAATCAATTCTGATGATTGTTAAAGTTCTCAGATTTCAGAGAAAATAATATATATGAAAGATGATATACCTTAAAACCATATAACTGAAAAAAAATAGCAATATTCTATAATATTCAAGATACAGTAACATTAAGCTATTTGAAAAGATTAGAACCAATGGAATCTGATGAAGATGAGTGTGGATTACCTGATGATTACTGAGTAAGAATAGTACCTTATCTTGTAACATGAATAATGCTGATAGATACATCTGAGGTAGATAAATGACAAAAATTATTACAAATCTGATATTCTGAATTAGAAGATATGTATAGTTATTATGCAACAGCTAATAAGCAATTCAGAAAAAAAATTAAAACAGCTCCTTTATATGATTTCTTACCATAATTCATGATAGAATGAATAAAAGTACAAGCATTACAAGCTCCTTTCTCAAAATGAATTGTAATGGATAAAGGAGTACATTTAATGCCTGCACAATATACACCTTATGCTAAAAATATAAGAATAGAATCCTGAACTACTACAAAAAGAAAGTGATATGTCAGAGTTGTATCTTCTAATGATAATGAACATTTCATAGATAATATGATTTCTGATTGAACATATCTATATGCTTTAAGTAATAAAGAACTATATAAAGTAGATTTCAATACAGCTCTTACAATGACAAGATATACAAATCTGACTTTTGATACAGATGTATATCTTTTAAGGTATTGGAAATATCTATTTTTTCTTAGTGAAAATACTAATAAATGATATTATTTAGATACTTCAGCTTGAACATGATGAGCATTGACTATAACAGACAATGCTAAATTCAGATTTTGAGAAGTTTATAAACAGCAAGTATATTTAGTATGATGAGGTAATTATTCTAATGTATTATATGGTTCAAGATCATGAAGTTATGAACATCCTGAACATATATTAGATTTTGATTGAGATGGTTCACAAGCTATCTATTTTAAATCAAAAATTATGTGATTAGCTGCAATCAGAGAACAATTATTTGTGTTTACTGAAGATACTATAGAAATTTTATGACAATCATCAGCAGAATGAGGTATTATTGCTGATTATTCTATACCTATTGCATGAAGTAATCAACCAGTAAATCCTAAAATGGTAGTAAAAGCTGATGATATAGTATTCTTTTGGACTAAAGAAAATCAGATGAAAAGTCTGAATTATATGCAATGAGTAACAGAAACCGTTGTATGAGATATATCACATAGACAAAATTTATCTATCAAAGATTTTACTGAAACATTAGATGAAGACCAGTCTACAAGTTTTTGATATTATAACAGGAATACAAAGACAGTACATTGGCATCTAAGACAAAGATGAGAACCTGTACCAAATATTGTATTAGTATATGATGTTAATACAGATTCATTCTTTATTGATACAAACAAATACTTTAATTGTGTAGCAGAACATAAGAATAAATATTATTGAGGTTCAGTATTTTGAGCTATTATTTATCAAGATAATACCTGACCTACAGATGATTGAGTTGCTATAGAATGGCAAAGAGATACAGCAATATTTACTGTATGATCTCCTGTATATAGGAAAGAGTTTAGACAATTAAATATTTACTGAGAAAAAGATGATGATGTTGATATAAATGTATCAGTATTAGTAGATGGTAAGAATGTATTTGATTGAACAATAAAGGCTTCATGAGGTTGAATAAGTTGATTTTGATCTGAATGAATCGCTACTACTCCAATAGCATTTGAAACAGAGAAATCGACTATAAAACCATTTGAATATATCATTACTAGATGAAATTTAAGATCGAGGGGGAAAAATATACAAGTAATATTCAAATGAACATCTAATTGAGAATTCTGCTTATCATGAATGGAAGTATGATATAAAGAATTATACGATAATAAGATGGAAGATAAAGCTAGACCAAATAAATAATTTATATTCTATATAATAAGATGAGTGTAAAAAATGCTATCACTAAGACTAAAAAGAAGATATGACAAATAGCTGATAAGAAATTACCAATTATATGAGATCCTAATCAAGAGATAACGTCTTACTGACTTCAAGCTTTTTCTCAAGGATTCGCTAATCAAGGTACATCTTGACCTATAAGATGAATACTTGGTACTGCTTTATGAACAACCATAGGATTATGAGTTGATGCGGTAAACATACCTTATCAATGATTAAAAGGATTATACAATACTGGAGCTGAATTATATAATGCTCAAGTATCTAAAAGAAAGGCTAAGAAAATGAAAAATGCAGTAACAGCAAAACAATAATTTATATTCTAAATCAGTATAAAGATGGCAATAAGCTATAATGATTGGGAAAAGAAGTATGAGTGATTAAATGATGCTCAAAGACAGAATTATTTGAACATGACAAAAAATGATGCAACAGCTCAGCAGTATATGACACAGTATAACAATGAAAAAAATACTGTATATACACCTAGTACAACTCAGAATGTAACACAACCAACAAATACATTTTGAGATACATGATGAGCTAGTCAAGCTAAACAATATACAGGTACATGAGTAACAAGTGCAGGAAATTATAACTATAATCCTAATCTAAAGACTAATTCATTACAAAGTTGAAGTCTTGTTTTCTGAACAAATGCAGAAAATACAGAAAGTAGAACTCCATGATACCTAGAACAAAGAAATAATGCTATTGCTAATGCTCTATACAATGAATGAAAAACAGATGAAAACTCTGTAAGAAATTATCTTAGTACATTTTCAGATTTCAGAAATTATGACCAATTATGACAAGATAATACTGTTACTGCAATTATGAAAAGAATGTGAAACCTTATAAATACTCAATGAAATAAAGGTACTAATTGAAACCAAGATTTAAATTCAAGGCTACAAAGTGAAATATGGGATAATTATAACAACAATAAGAAATGATACTCAGATTTAATGTGATGATGAGCTAATTACTATGATAATTTTTGGGATGCTGTTAATGGTAAATTAAAAGAAGCATATTGAATAAATAATCTTGATGAATTTAAAGCAAAATATCCTGAACAATATGAAAGTCTACAACAAGCATTAAGTAATGTTGAATGAGTATGGAATGCAACAGATCCAAACGAAAGACAAATGCTAGATGGTAGATTACAAGCTATTATTGGTACTTGAGTATGAGCAGGTTCAGATTATTCTAAATTAAAAGTATTAGAAAGTACATTAATAGATAAATTTAAAGATCCTGATAAAATCAAACAAGATGCTCAGAATGTTATTAAATTACAAA